CCCTTGGGTACAAAAACACAACCCAATCTGTTGCGGACAATGTAGATGCTGACGAACGGTATATCCAGCAGATAGACCGTGGCGGCTCATTGGTAGTTATCAACGAATCCGGCCTCTACGCCCTCGTTTTACGCAGCCGCAAGCCCGAAGCCCGCAAATTCGCCAAATGGGTGACCAGCGAGGTTTTGCCAAGCATTCGTAAAACTGGCAGCTACACCCAAAACGAGCGCCAGCAGACATTGAATCAAATTGTCGCGCAGCTTACCGAGCAGCTAAAGACGCAAGGCGGATACCCCGTAGAGATTTTCATCCCACTGTGGCAGGCCATCAATGAAAAGCTGGTCATGTCGAGAAGGGTTGCACATGGCTGAAACCCTAAAACTCAAATGCTGGGAGCCGGTTTTGAATAAACCAATCGACCATATACGCCTTTTGACGGTTTTAAAGTATGACGCATCTAAAGGTATTTTTTGCTGGATTAAATCGCCAAATCCAATGGTTAAAGCCGGCTCAGAGGCTGGAAGTACAGGAGTGCACAACGATGGTTATAAAAAAATCAAACTAGATAAAGTTTTTTATTCCGCACATAGGCTTGCATGGTTTTATGTTTTTGGGGTTTGGCCAACAGGACAAATCGACCATATTAACGGGAATCGCCTAGACAACAGAATTGAAAATTTAAGAGATGTCCCGAAACAAATAAATTCTGAAAACACTAGAAAAGCAAGGTCAGATTCATTAAGTGGAATCCAAGGCGTTGCTGCACATGGTCTGCGCTGGAAGGCAGCCATAACAGTAAATGGGAAAAAGAGACACCTAGGAGTTTTTAAAACTCAAGATGCAGCACATGAGGCATATATTTTCGCAAAAAGAAAATTTCATACAGGGTGCACTTTATGACAAGTATTTCAATACGTTGCTTTAATCCAGTGCAAGGCTACAAAGCATTCACAGGTGCATGGCCTTGGCTGAAATCCATGCTTATAGCCGGTCATCGCATCAATGTGATTTTTAAGACGGAAACCCGATCAATTGCGCAAAACGATTTGATGTGGTCATGCCTCACTGACTTGTCAAAACAGGTTAAGTGGTTTGGAAAGTATCTAACGCCTGAAGGCTGGAAGGACTTTATCACCGGCCATTTAGAAGGCCAAGATTTAGTCCCAAACATGGACGGCACGGGCTTTATCAGCATTGGACGGGGAAAAAGCACAAGCAAGATGACGATTAAAGAAATGACCGCCGTGATTGAGCTTTGCCATGCTTTTGGCGCTGAAAACAATGTGAACTGGTCGCCTACATCTTTGGGGCGCGATGTTATGGATTTGGAGAGGTTAGCAGCATGAGCGCTAGATTATCCGTATTAAAAGCCTCTTTAGTAAAAAAAGAGAAATTGCGCGACACCAAAATAAATACTCACTTTGAAACTATTAAAAAAACCAACGGCCAGCCATTAAACGACAAGCGCGACGGGCATAAAACTTTAGCAAAATGGGATAAGCAAAACGATGCAATACGCAGCATCAATGAAAGCATTGAGCGCACAAAAGCGGCAATTTTGCGTGAGGAATCAGCTGTAAATAGAGTAGCAAGCGTGGATTTGCCGGATTGCATACAACGCGCAATTACAGATAAAAGAATCACCCAATGGCGTAAATTTCCTAATCGGTTTTTTGTAACTGGTGTCGATAACGGGCGCATCATTTTTGAAGACGGCATCTTAAAACACGCTTATTTGCGTGATGTGTCAAAAGATCAATATCCGACATTTAGAGATACGTTCAATGCTCTAAATACTGAACTGCGTGGGGTGACAGCTTGAAGTCAATTCTAAACAGCAGCCAAGGCGCATTACTAGCCAGTCAAGACCGCATTTACAACTGGCTTGACACGCAGCTATCAATTGCACGGCATTACGGCGGTATCAACATTCAAGGCGTGGGTTATGTGATCGACGACACCTACAAAGGCCACTCGAACAAAGCGCCATTGGTGAAAGAAACTGTGCTGAAAGCTGAGAAAAAAGCAGCTAAGGAGGCAAATATTGCAGAAAACATGCAAAAAACACAGGAAGAGAGCTTGTTTTGATGACCTACCCAAACAAAAAAGAAACCATGCTTCGCTTGGAGCAATGGAAGCAACAGCACGACGACCTAGAAGCCGTATTTGCAGCCATGAAGCCATCGCTCGGATGCCTAGCAAACAGCCCACTATTTGAGAGCGCATGGCGAACTTTTGAAGCGTATACAAAAACATTGGTCGAACTTTTAGGCGCGACCGGCTGGCCTGATGACTGGTTGACCTGGTACGCCTACGAGAACGATATGGGCGCGCGCGGGCACGAGGCGGGGTATGACGGCAAGCTCAAGAAAATCAAAAATCTAAATGATTTGTACGGGCTGATTGTGCAGGGGAGGGCGCGAGGATGACCATCGCAGAAAAACGCCACAAAAACGCCGTAGCCGCACTGGGTTGCATTTTGTGCCTACGCATGGGCTACGAAGACACCCCAGCGGAATTGCACCACCTACGTTCTGGCGGCTGGGGACGTGGCGGGTACATGACGCTTATCCCGCTTTGCCCGACGCACCACCGTGGCAATGACGGTATTCATGGCATGGGAACCCGCGCATTTGAAAAGCACTATGGGGTGACACAGCAAGAATTGCTAGATAAGACATTAGAAATGATAGCAGCATAGGCAATAAATACGCCGACCATAACCAGAATTAATAAAAAAATGACCATTACCATACATCTACCGTTCCCAAACGGGAAACTCAGCCCAAACCGTGCCAAGGGCATGCATTGGGGCGCGACCAGCTCGCTCAAAGGCCGTCAGTTTGACGATGCTTACACACTGACGCACCAAGCCGTTGCCAATATCCCAATGGGTAAATGGACACCGCTTACAGGTCAAATCCCGTTGACTGTGACATTTTGCGAGCCTGACAAGCGCCTGCGCGACTTGGATAACTTGCTGGCAGCGGCCAAAAGCGCCATCGACGGCATTGCCACGGCCTTGACAGTCAACGACAAGCACTTTTCACCCATCACCATCAAGCGCGGCGCGGTAGTCAAGGGTGGGTCAATGATTGTGGAGGTGGCATGAAAAAGCATCAAAAAAAACGCCAATATACGATGATGGACGTGCTTTTAGCTAGCCCAACCAATCAAATGCCAGTAGCCAAGCAAATCTACCAATTGGATTTGATGCGCAAAGGCTTAAACGCATTGGAAAAGAGCGACAGCCCGACAGCCGAGCATTGGCGCTGTGTGTCAGATGCCATCAATCTGCTGGAAACCATGCTTGAAATGGGTTTGATTGAGGATACCGAGGGTCTACTCAAAGATGCTGTATTTGCTATGGGCGAAGCTGGCGCACGCGCTATGAAGGGTAAAGCTATCAGGCTATCAGGCAAGGGTATTCAGGCTTGCAGGGCAGTATTGGACGACTACGCCGCAGTGATGAAAGCATTGCCAGAGCGCACCATGATTAAAGCCTACATGAAAACCGAGAAAAGGATCAGCGACATTGTTGCTGGACGGTCTAGGGTGCACGATGTTGCGGTGGTGGCGATATGAAAAGCTCCAGAGAGATAGCAGACTTGGTGATTGCGCACGTAAATCGCAACCCATGCGTGACAAAAAAAGAAATATGTTTCGCAGTAAGAATCACACCCGACCAATTCCAAGCTGCTACGCCGTACATCAAATCTAAGTGTGAGCGGGTAAAGACAGAGTGGTATACGAAATTACAAAAATTAGAGCTTGAGTAAATTTTTTAAACAAAAGTATAGTAAAATTCAGCAAAGCTGAAAAGTAAAAAAAAGGATACTTGCATGGTCGCATTAACCAAATCTCAGAGAGTGCTGCAAGCCATCAAAGAGCTGCAAAATGCAGGTAAACGAGCGCACCGTCAAACGCTGGCCGATGCCATGGGTGAGCCGCTAGGCATTATTGATGATCACATCAAGGTACTGATAGAAAATGGCGAGATCAAGCGCGCAGAGCTTGGAGTGGTTGAAACCATCAAGGCATGGCGAAAAGACCAGCCAATATCTGTAACCCACCTAGAAGAAGGCGAAGTATTGGTTGAGAAAGGTGACGTCAAGATTGACTTCACGCCGTCAGAGTGGCGCAAGCTGGGTAACTTGGCCATGGGGTCATCATTGGCGTTTAGTTTGGGGGTGAAGGGGTGAGCCATCCATTCGCTAAAGACGTTACTATTAACGGAGTAACTAGACAAGTTATTTTCTGCACTCAATCGCACACAGTGGGAGACATGTTAACCATAACGCTACACTCTAACTTGTACCCGATGCACGGAACAATATCTGCAGAGTGGGAACTAGAAGCAGAAGGTGATTTAGCGCCAACAGCAAAAGCGGTATATACGCCTTCTGAGAGTATCTTTAAGAATACTTGGTGTTTAGGTGATTCCGAACTTGCTGAAGCCAAGACTATTGGGGAGAATGGATGAAGCCCAATTCATTCGACCCAGATACATGCAAAGAAGTAACCGGTGATACTCGGACAAGAAAAATTGAGGCAAGAGCACGCGCCGATGCAGATATGGGGAAATTTGACCCACCAGCAGAAGTATTAGGCGGCAGTTACTGGTCACAAGTCTGTATGCGGTAGTGGAGCGACTTGCTGGGCATACGGGGAGAGGATTGTTGAGAGTATTCGGGCGTTGCCTCTTTAACATTACTCCACTAAGCGATAATTCCAAACCTTTATGCAATGCAAAGACATCCCTGATCTGCCAATACTAGAGTTTTTGGCAAAGAGCTTGGGCGTGTGGCATAACTGGTCAGAAGGTCACGAGCGAGATGTTGGGCACTTCATGCCAGCAGAAACGCCTAGAAAGCTGGTGCTTGCCAAGATGCGTGGCTTGATGCGGCGTGGGTTGGTAGATGGCTGCGGTTGCGGGTGTCGCGGTGACTTTGAAATTACCCCAGTAGGGTTAGACCACATGAGACAATTTCGGCATCATCCAAAGGATGACCGACAAACCCACCAAGAAGACTAAGACTATCCCAACCAAAGGGAAAGCTGCGCCAGTAAAGATCCGTACAGATTGGGAAGCTGTAGAGCGTGATTACCGAACAGCTAAGTTCACCCTAATAGAATTAGCGGCAAAGTATGCTTGTACACATCAGGCAATTGGCAATCAAATCAAGCGCCACAAGTGGACGCAAGACCTTTCCATTGCTATCAAGCAAGCAACTGACGCGAAGCTTGTCAACGATTTAGTTGCCAAAGAAGTTGCCAAAGGTGGACAAGAAGTTGCCAACACGGTTTTAATGGCCGCTGAAATCAATACGCAGGTTATCTTAGGTCACAGAACTGGCCTCAAGCGCATCACAAAAATTCAGCAGAAGCTACTCGACCAGATAGAGCAAGCAGCATCGAATCTGCCCGAATTGGAGGAAGTGATCGAGATGATCCGCAACCCAGACGAGAACGGCACAGACAAAGCCAACGACCAAATGCGCAAGGCCATGAGTCGCAGCTCTTTGGTTGATGACCTCAAGAAGCTATCCGAGATTGACGAGAAGGTTCGTAAGGGTGAACGTGAGGCTTTCAATCTCAATGCAGAGCAAACTCCCGACAGCGAAATCACATCATTGCTCAAGTCACTGGGTTCACGTTCAGCGTTTCAAGTAGTCAAATGATTGAGTTGGACTTCAAGCCCACAACCAAGGCCGAGCTTGCCGCTTGCCTAGCTGACCCTATGTGGCGGGTTTGCAGTGGGTATTTGTACAAGATTATGGTCAAGAGCCATGATTCGGACGAGGGATCAGTTGTTCCATTCGTCCCGAACAAGTCGCAGCGCAAATTACTGGGTAAACTTTGGCACCGAAATGTAATCCTGAAAGCCCGTCAATTAGGCTTCACGACCATGGTGGCGATTCTTTGGCTTGACCATGCGCTGTTTAACGCCGACCAGCGTTGCGGCATCATCGCCCAGGACAGAGAAGCTGCAGAAGCTATTTTCCGAGACAAAGTGAAGTTGGCTTATGACCGTCTGCCCGATGAACTAAAAGCCGCCATGCCACTTGGCCGTGATAGCGCTAGCGAGCTGCTATTCGCCCATAACAACAGTTCGATCCGTGTGGCTACCAGCATGCGCTCAGGAACTATCCACCGGCTCCACGTCTCAGAGTTCGGCAAGATTTGCGCGAAGTTTCCTGATAAAGCCAATGAAGTTGTGACTGGCTCACTGCCTGCAGTTCCTTTGGATGGCATCACCATCATTGAAAGCACAGCCGAAGGGCAAGAGGGTGAGTTCTACAAGATGACGCAGCGCGCGCAAGCCCAGCAAGAGCAGGCAAAAGACCTGACTGCCCGCGACTACCGATTCCACTTCTTCCCTTGGCACCAAGAGGATAGCTATCAGATCACCGATGGCGAGGTTGTTGTCACCGACAAAGACAATGAGTATTTCGATCAAATCGAGGTTGAAGCCGGCGTAACGCTATCACTTGGCCAGCGTCAATGGTATGTGGCTACCCGTGATGCCGACTTTTCGGGTGACCCTGAGAAGATGTGGCAAGAGTATCCGAGCACGCCTAAAGAGGCGTTTCAGGTATCGACTGAGGGCAACTACTACAGCAAAGATATGACAGCCGTACGCAAGCGTGGCGGAATTTGTCGCGTTCCTGTGCTGGATTCGCCAGTTAACACGTTTTGGGATATTGGCAACTCGGATGGTTGTGCAGTTTGGTTTCATCAGCAGTTGGCTGGCGAGGATCGTTTCATTGGGTACTACGAAGCTCACAATGAAACATTGATGCACTACGTCAAGGCGTTGACCGATACCGGTTACCTATTCAACAAGCATTTTTTACCGCACGATGCCGCACACAAACGCCTGAGTGACACCAACAACTCTACCGAGCAAATGTTGCAGGCGCTTGGATTGCGCAATACGGTCATTGTTCCAGTCATCACTGACCTAAACACAGGCATTCAAATGGTGCGAAAACATATCAAAGGTGCGTACTTTGATGAAGTGATGACCAAGGACGGCGTGAACCGGCTGGACAACTACAAGAAGCGGTACAGCACCAAAGACAACCGCTACATAGACGAACCAAACAAAACAAACGGATGCAGCGAGGGCGCGGACGCTTTCAGGCAGTTTGCCCAGGCTAAAGAGGCTGGAATGATTGCTTTGGCGGGATCAAGCAGCGATTACTCAGCACCCCCACCCCCAGATTGGCGAACATAGGATTACCCATGACAGAAAAAGATTCAAAAGGTGGAAAACTCGACCTCAAGACGTTCACGAAATGGCTGTTTGAGATTGACAACCAACCCGCTTGGCGCGCAAAGGCCGACAAAGAAATGGATTATGTTGATGGTAATCAGCTTAACAGCGAGATTTTGCAAAAACAGAAAGCCATCGGTATGCCGCCCGCGCTGGAGCCATTGATTGGCCCCGCGATTGAATCTGTACTCGGTTTGGAGGCTAAGACCCGCACGGATTGGCGCATTACCTCGGACAACGGCAAAGAGAACGACGATGTTGCCGCTGCCTTGAATTTCAAATTGAACCAGTCCGAGCGCAAATCAGGTGCTGACCGCGCCTGTAGTGATGCGTTCAAGCCGCAATTGTGCGTTGGCCTTGGCTGGGTTGAGGTTTCACGCGAGAGTGACCCGTTCAAATACCCACACCGGTGCAAAGCCGTTCACCGCAATGAAATCCATTGGGACTTTCTATCGGTTGAGCCTGACTTGTCGGACGCGCGCTACTTGGTTCGCAGGCGCTGGACGGAATCAGAGCAGGCTATTTTGAAGTTCCCTGACCACAAAGACTTGATTGAGCGTTCAAATGGACGATGGGCAGATCGATTTGCATTGTCGATGGATGGCGGCGCTTCGACTGATTTAGCCCAGTCATGGGAAGATGAGCGCGGCTGGAGCATTGAAGAGCAGCAATGGCGTGATGCTGAGACGGGTCGTGTGTGTTTGTACGAGGTTTGGTATCGCCGCTGGGAGCAAGTGACCATCATCAAAACACCTGACGGGCGTATCGTTGAGGTAGATATGGACAACCCAGACCACCTTGAAATCATTGCAGCCGGCTTGGTGAAGCCAGAAAAGGCTACCGTCGCTCGCATGTATGTGTCGTATTGGATGGGGCCGCACAAGTTGCATGATGGAAAATCACCCTACAAACACACAGATTTTCCGTATGTTCCGTTTTGGGGCAAGCGCGAAGATCGCACCAACGTGCCGTATGGAAATGTACGCGGCATGATTTATTTGCAAGACAACGTGAACAGCTTGATGAGCAAACTGCGCTGGGGAATGAGTGCCGTAAGAACTACACGAACCAAAGGTGCAGTCGTTTACTCTGACGAGATTTTTAGGCAGCAAAGCGCACGGATTGATGCTGATATTATTTTAGATCAACAGCACATGGCGCAATCGGGCGCGGTATTCAAGGTTGAAAGAGACTTTGAATTGAACAATCAGCAATTTCAAATGCTGACAGATTCTCGTGATGGAATCAATAGGGCTGCAGGTATCACACCTGGGTTTCAAGGTCAAAAAGGTACAGCAACATCAGGCTTGCAAGAGTCCACTCAAATCGAGCAGGCGACACAAAGCCTAGCTGACTTGATGGATAACTTCCGCTTTGGCCGTACCAAAGTGGGTGAACTGCTACTTTCCATGATTGTGGAGGACATGATCGGCAAGCCTGAGCAGGTTCTGATTCGTGGTGGAGCAGTGAAGGATGACCGTGTTGTGAGGTTGAATGAGCCAACTATTGACGGAGATGGCACCGAGTATCTAAGCAACGATGTATCACGCACGATATTGAAGGTCGCCGTCAATGATGTGCCAAGCACCTCAAGCTTCCGTTCACAGCAACTAGCCGCTATGTCCGAAGCGTTTAAGTCTATGCCGCAAGAGTACCAAGTGATTGCATTGCCGCACCTACTGGCATTGATGGATGTTCCTGACAAAGAAGAAATCATCAAAGCTATCAAAGAGGCTAGCCAGCAGCAAACACCTGAGCAAGTGCAGCAACAGATTGACCAAGCTGTCAAAGATGCGTTACAAAAAGCAGGTAATGACCTCAAGATGCGGGAGTTGGACTTGAAGTACAGCCCAGACCGCATGATGGCCGAGATTCAAAAGCTAGTGTCTGAGACTGTCAAGAACAATGTGGGTTCGTCATTTGCTGCCATGCAAGCAGGCGAAAAGATTGCCATGGTTCCGCAAATCGCACCAATAGCAGATATTGTGATGCAGCAATCTGGCTGGAGAGAACCAACACCCGGCGGTGAAGATCCAAACTTCCCGCAACCCCAAATTGCACCACCGCAACCCACGGAAACAAATGGTGATACATCACCACTTACACCCATGAACCCTGTGAGTGCGTTTGAAGGTGAGCAGCAGGGCATGGACACACTACGCGCTGACTAATAACCCCACTAGGGTTTGTAAAAACTTGCATTGATTGAAATACTCGCACCGTGCTCTGAAAAGAGTGCAGGCGAGTATGTGATTTAGGTCGCATTCTCATTACACCTTTAAGCGGCCACGGCGATATGTGGCAAGGGAAATGTGAATGAATCAAGAAGAGTTTTTCAAAAGCAATCAAGTTGATGGTCAGTTGACCGACGAACAGATGGCGCAGATGTTGAATCTGCCAGAGGGCGATACCGCTTCGGCGGAAGGTGGCGTGCCCGACGCTGCAGCTGCAGTCGAAACACCAGAAGCCGTTGCGGAAGCTAAGGTTGAAGCAGTCGTAGAGCCGGTTATTTTAGCAAAAGATGGTATCCACACGATCCCATTTTCAAAGCTGGAAGAAGCAAGGCAAGCAGAGCAGCACTGGAAATCAGTTGCGGCGGAACAGCAAAGACAAATTGATGCTCTTGGCCAAAAGTCAGTTGCAGAAGTAGTCGAGCCATCCGCCGAGACAAATATCCTTGATACGGATATGTTCGGTGACTACTCTGAGGAAGCGCTCGCAAAGGGCATGAATAAGTTGGTAGACGTGAAGGTTGCTGCAATAAAGCAGGAGCTGGAAGCTAAATTTAACGCAGTTTTGGAGCCAATTCAAAAACAGCGTGAAGTCAGCGCCACGGATGACCATTTTGAAACCATTGCCAAGGCGCATCCCGATTATGAGTCTATTGGACAGAGCCAAGAGCTTACTCAGTGGATTTCCAAGCAACCTAGTTTTGCCAGAAGTGGTTACGAAAAAGTAATCGCAGAAGGTACTGCAAAAGAGGCCATTGAGCTATTCGACGCCTTCAAAGCAGCCACAGGAAAAACCACTGTCGTAGCTGGTCGCCCAGATACCGCAGCACTCGCTAAGGCAGCTATTGCAAATGTCAAGTCAAAGCCACCGTCTAGCTTGTCGGAAATTCCGGCAGGTTCAGGCGTACAGCATGACGAAGCGGCCGCAATGCTGGAAATGTCAGCAGTTGGGGTGATGAATAAGTTTGATGGAAAGACTCCTGAACAGATCAACGCCCTGCTAAGTCGAATTATTTAACGCTTAAAGGAGCATTCAAATGCCAAGTACCAATATTCCCTACGGTTCGCCACAAGCGAACACCTTACAATCGGCGGGTCTGTTTGCTGCAAACATGCAGCGTAACACGACCATGAACCGTTTGACAGGCAAAATGCCTCAACAGGCAGATGCTGAAAACAACCTGCGCAAGCAATCACCCAACGAAATGCCGATTGTTCGTTGCATGGACTTGCAAAAGATGGCGGGCGATGAAATTACCTTCGATTTAATCAACCCAATGGGCGGTAAACCCATCATGGGTGGCGATGTGGCCGAAGGTCGTGGTCAAAAGATGTCTTTCAGCCAGGATAAGTTGCGCATCAACCAGTCGCGCTTCCCAATTTCCGCTGGCGACACGATGACGCAGCAACGATCACCACACCAAATGCGTAAATTAGGTCGCGCCATGGGTGAGAGCTTGATGAATCGTTTGGCTGATCAGTCCATTTTGACGCACTTGGCCGGCTCTCGCGGCTTCCACAACAACATTGAATGGGTTGTGCCGTTGGCTTCTGATGTTGACTTTGCAAACGTGATGATTAACCCAGTCAAAGCGCCTACAAAGAACCGTCACTTTTTGTCTACTGGTTCAGGCATTGAAACTGTCAAAGCTGCTGGCAATGAAATCTCTATTGCCACGACTGACGTGCTCAATGGCGATACGGTTGACGGCATCCGCACTTTCATTGATTCGATGGCATTGCCACCGCCACCAGTTATTTTTGAAGGCGACAAGATGGCCAGTGATGCACCTTTGCGTGTATTGTTGGTGTCCAGTGAGCAATACGCTGGCTTTTTGCAAACATCTGGCTTCCGCACCTTGCAAGCAAACGCCATGGCGCGTGCTCAAAATGCGGCCATGAACCCAATCTTCATGGGTGAAGCTGGTTTGTGGAACGGCATCTTGATTGTCAAAATGCCTAAGCCTATCCGCTTCTATGCGGGTGACAGCTTGCGCTGGTGCCAAAGCTATACGTCAGAAGTTGAAACTGCTACCGATTTGGTTCCAGCTTCATTTGGTACTGGTTTTGCTGTTGACCGTGCGATTCTGTTGGGCGGTCAAGCACTCGCAGAAGCATGGGGCAAGCATGCAAAGTCTGGAAATCCGTTTTTCTGGTCTGAGAAGGAAATGGATCACGATGACAAGCTCGAATTGTTGGTTGGCGCAATCAATGGCCGCAGCAAGATTCGTTTTGAAGTTGACCATGGCGACGCCAAGCAGTTCACTGACTATGGCGTGATGTGTATCGACACAGCGGTCAAGCTGCAGTCATAAAGTTTTGGGGTATCTCGTGCCATTACTTGATACCCCGCTTTTCTAAACCCTCATATAACTGGAGTCCACCATGGCTACTATTCAAAAGAAAAAAATCGCTTCCGATCAGCAATTCGGCGGCACACCATACGGTAATTCAACTACTTTGCCGTTTAACTTGACCACTAATGCGGTCGGCGCTGCTGTCAATTCAGACACAGCTACTGGTATCGCATTGGGTGACAAGGTGCGCATTGGTATCTTGCCAGCTGGCGCAATTCTCAATGATTCCTCAATTGTTGTTTCTGATGCTTTTACGGCATTGGTGACTGCAAATGTGGGTTTTGAGTATGTTGACGGCGTTGATGTTGCGGCCGTACCACAAAGCGCAACGTACTTTGGTTCTGCTGTGACCCTGCACACTGTTGGTCGTTATCGCAATGCGACCACCAATGCCCCGGTAAAGCTGCCAAAAGATGCGTATTTGATTCTGACAACTGCTGGCGCGGCCAATGCTGCTGTTGGTATTGCTGATGTTTTGATTGAGACGGTTCTCAACGGCGCACCTTAAACCATAAGAATGAAGCCGCTTTTTGAGTGGCTTCATTCACTCAGGAGATTTACCAATGACTTTTACACCCATCAAATACATCGGCAAGCGTCCAGAGTACCTAGATGGCACCTACGGCACGCGCATTGTGTTCCAACAAGGTGAAACCAAGCTTGTGCCTGCTGATAAAGCCACATTGATGCTCAAGCATCCTGATGTTTATGTTTTGAGCGAGGCTACGGACAAGATGGATGAGCCTGAAACCCCAAAAAAAGCATCAGACGACGAGGACGAGATGCAAAATTTGCGTGACAGCATTTCCGCCATGAATAAAGATGGCTTGAAAGAGTTTGCCCAAACCCATTACAACGTTAAGTTGAATGGTCAAAAGGGTGAAGTTACGTTGCGCCAAGAAGTCATTAGCTTAGTTGACCAGTTCGGATTGAAATGACCTCTGACGAATTAATCGCTCAGTTTAGGTCGGATGCGGATGACCGTGCCGAGCCTTACTTAGCTATAAATACTGATGTGTTGACCTGGCTAGATGAAGGCCAAGAAGAAGCATGCATCCGCGCCAAGCTAATTTATGAAGCCTCAAATACTAAAGTGTGCAGTATCGCAGTTGTCGCAGGAGTCAGCGTTTATCCTGTGCATGCTGCCGTGCTGGACATCATGAAGGCGACATTCACAGCAACGGGTTCGACATCATGCGTTGATTTGATTTTGACTGACCGTATTGAGTTGGACCGCATCAAAAATGGCTGGCGTCGTGTTGAGGAGGCGCCTAAGTACCTGGTGCAAGACGATACGAAAGTTCAATTTGGCTGTATTCCAAATGTGAGTGGCACGCTTTCCATTGAGTGCTATCGCCTGCCACTTGCCAAAATTGAAGATGCAGATAAGCCTGAGATTAGTCGAGCGCATCATCGCCACTTAGTTCAATGGGCACTACACCGAGCATTCAGTCGACCAGATGCGGAGTTGTTTGATCCTGCAAGATCAGAGAAGGCTTTTATGGCTTTTGAGCGCATGTTTGGTAAGCACCCGGACGCCAACTTGCGCCGCAGCTACTCGGCAAACACACCTATGCACAATAAGGCGGTTTGGTAATGGCGTCCGCAAAGTACAACATCAAAATAGAGCGCGGCGCTGACTGGTCGCGCATATTCACGATCAAAAGCGCCACTACGAATGTACCTTTTGACCTGACTGGCTGTACTGTGCGCATGCATGTGCGTCAAGAGGCTGAATCTACCGCAACATTGGACATTCTGACCACGGAGAATGGCCGCATTGCCTTGGTGAATAGAGACAATCCGCTTGGCGGCGTTGTTTTAGGTGGCGTCAAGGTGACGTTCCCAAATGAAACAACTACAGCCTACACATGGACCGAGCCAGCCGTTTATCAACTTGAAATCGTCTATCCATCCGGCATTGTCGAGCGTCGCTTGCATGGTTCGGTTATTCTTTCAGCTGAGGTGACGCGGTGAGCGAAGTCATCATTATTGAGGTTGCAGAGCAGGGACCACCTGGGCCTAGTGGCGCTGACTTCATATTTCAATGCCTCGCCGCAGAAGCTATTGGCGGTCATCGTGTGGTGGTTGGCTCAGGCTTCAATGGTGTTTTGCACGCTGATGCAAATGATGAGGTGCATTTTGGAAAAGTCATTGGCGTAACTCTAAACGCTGCATCTATTGGCGGTGCCGTCTCTGTTAAAAACGTAGGCACGATTGATGAGCCAAGCTGGGCATTCACTCCGGACGTGGATATTTGGCTTGCCAGCAACGGGCTATTTACGCAAACCCCACCTAACACAGCGTTTACCCAGCGAATCGGGTATGCGCTTACACCAACCCGTATATGGGTTGATCTTTCAGATTCGATTATTTCTTAGGAGTTGACATGGCAGCTAAAAAATTTCTTGCACTGGTTGCAGGGCGTATTAAACAAATGGCGGCAGTTGTCATCTCTGCTGGTGCTGGCAATGATGGCGATCTGGTGGCATTGGATGCTTCTGGAAAATTGGATGCCTCTGTTATGCCGTCTGGTATTGGTGCAAACACTGTACCAGCCTTGGCTAGTGAGACGTTGGCGGCAAACGATCTTGTCAATCTGTACAACAATGCCGGCATCATCAATGTTCGCAAGGCCGATGCGACGACTGAGGGTAAAGAGTGCCATGGATTTGTTAAAGCAGGGTTTGCAGGTGCAGCCATGGCAACAGTCTACCCATCTGGCGACACTATCACGGCTTTGACTGGCTTGACACCCGGAACCCGTCAATATTTATCGACAACACCCGGCGCGCGGACTGAAACTGCGCCGTCAACGACTGGTAATGTCGTTCAGATGATTGGCACTTCAGCCAGTGCAACCACTATTATTTTTGAGCCAGAAGAGCCAATTACAGTCTAAGCATGGAGCGTAGACCACTGGTTAATGTCGATGGCAGGATTAAAGCCCTTCCCGCTGGAGATACTTTACCTGGCGGCTTAGGCTCGTCTACCAAAGTCACCAAAAACGCAGTCTCCCTAGGCACGCAGTCAGCGAACCAGACAGCTTTTACTTACACAACAGTTCCATCGACTGCCGCGCGCGGTTTGATGTCGCAGTTGATTGTTGAAAGCACCACGGCTGGTGTGTATGACCTTGTGGTACGTGGCGCGGGCAACGATTCAGGCTCATTGTGGTTAAGCGCTGTGAGTGTACAACAAAAGATTTATGCCATGTCACTGCCCGTCTATGTTGAAAACGACGCTGCAGGGCAAGACTTTTTTATCGGTGTGCGCAATCGCGGCAATGTTGCGGCTACTTTCACGCTGAACAATTTACGAATGGAGAAATTCGCATGACTTATGTAACAGGCACGCTATCCAATGCGGCACCAGCATCTACATTTTTAAGCATCATTGATGCGACCATCACGGCTGAAACAGGATTAACTAAGGTTTCAAGCGCCATTGTTGTCGGTACAAATACTTGGAACGTTTACAAAAGCGCGGCGGCTAACAATTCGTTCGGCCAAGACTTCCATTTTGCCATTGGTTACCCGACTGCAACACCGACGACCCTGTTGATGGCTGTGTTCGAGGGCTGGAACACTGGTACGCTACTGGCCACGAACTACCCACCTAATGCAACAGTCACGCCAAACGGCAGCTTTGCAAACCCTGGCGCGGCGCTGGCACTGCCATCTACGGGTGCGATTATGGGTTATCTGCAGTCAATTGTTCTGACGACAAGCTGCTCGTATTATTACTCGGTAACACCAGATCGGGTTATTTTCTCGATCCTTACCAGCGCGCCTACGAATATCGGGTTTTACATTGGGCTGTACGACAGCTTCAATACAACCGCCATTGACCCATTCCCATTGTGCGTTATAAACCTCGGGATAGCGAATATCACATTAGCTAATGCATTACCTAATGCCTCAGCCGGATTCACAACACGAGAGCTTGGTACTCCTGCTAGTAACGCTAATAATTTTTGTGTTTTTGCTGCCGGGGGGATTACTTGTGCATGGACAAGGGTTGAATCGACCGCAGATTACTATAAAGGGTTTAACTACCTGTCACGGGTTCTTGTTACCGGAAAAACAGTATCTTACCGAGGTCTTTTAAAAGACGTGTACTTAGGCCCACCACAAACCCAGAATGGCGATACGGTGACATGGACGATAGCTGGCTCACCTAAAACTGCTGTGCGCGCTCATGTTTATACTCTAGGGATCTACTTCCTGACCATCTAAATGGCAACCCTAGCAGCCTACCCAGTCACCAACAGCGGCGATGAGACGACGCCGGCTGAACTGTGGGCGGCTGCTTCGCCAACGACTCTCCGTACCCTAGATGCCTTCATTAAAAACAAGTACGCATCACCAGTGACCGCACAAGGCGATGACATTAACCCCGCTGAGTTGTGGTCAGTCGCCTTGCCCACAACCGTCCATATCGCCAATTTCAACAGAAGCATTCGTGCGCAAGATTCTGTCTTTGACCCGATGGCAGGATACGTATTTGTGTTGAGTCCCGCAACATTGCAACCGCAAGTGCCACGAAGTACGCAGTTCCCCTACGCCCAATAACCCCACTAGGGTTCGCATTTCCCACTTGAAATAGGCATCATCCAAGGATGACGACGATCATCCTACAGTCCGAAGAAGTGCTTGTTATCGAGCAAGAAATCGGCGCGTCTGTAGTTGAAACTGAAGTTAATCATGTCATCGTCGTTGAAGAAAGCGAAATCAACGGCGTTATAGAGACTGAGGTTGAGACGCTACTGGTGGTTGAAAGCACCGAGGCTGCAATACTGATTGAAGTCGAGACTGAAACCGTCATTGTTGTTGAAGACACGGAAGTAATTGTGTTGGAAGCTGCAGAGCAAGGGTCGCCCGGCCCGCCTGGAATCGCCATTCACCCCATTGACAAAACCTTTCTAAGAAACCCTGACGGCACGCTTTCCCGCGTCAATTACTCGGATGGCACTTACAAAACTTTTCAATGGACTGCTGGGTTGTTGACTTCTACGGTGCTGTATGAGGCGACCCGCACGATTCAAACTACATTTAACTACGACATGACTGGCTTGTTGCTTGGCTCGGATGAGGTGCTACTGTGACAGCCTACACCTTATCAGCCAACACAAATATCGACGCACTCACGGCGAAGGCTGGCGGCGATACTTATGCAACCAATGGGTTTACGCTAACGATTGACCAAGACTCTCGCACGGGTCTAAACCAAACCACTAGCACGTCCCTTGGGTCAATGACTGTCACTCCCACATTAGGGGGCAACACAAATATAGATGCAACTGCAATATGGATGATCCCATACACAGGCGGTAGCGGTAACGTGCCAGCGTGGAACACTGTAGTTTCTCGCGGTACTGGCACAGGTAAGCTCATAGGTGTACACGCTTCACTGACGGCGGCATCTACCGCTACAGGCGCAGCAATGCCTGCTACTGGCTTTATTCGCGTTAAGCAAAAATCAGGCGCTTATACCGCTGGCGCTTTGACTGGTATCACAGCTACAGCCTCAGACGCAGGACGTATTGGTTGGCTTGAGATTGTGGGTGATGAGGCTGGCACAATCAATGCAAACCGTTTAGGCGCTGTAAACATCACAGGTGCATGGTACGCAGTAGGTACAACCTCTGGCGTATCAAATCAGACAATGCAAATCCCGAATAACGGATTGCTTAGATATGCGGCTGGTGTTTATATTGAGAAAACAGCGGGGTTGCAAGACTTCGAGTTTTACCCAAATGCGGGAACTGTGACCACAATCGGAACAGACGCAACACGCGGTAAAGTTTGCTGGATTGACGCTAACGGACTGGTGCGGCTTGGTAACTCAGGCGCAGCAACCAATGGCTACACGCCAGTGGCAGGGCTTGCGGTTGTCATTGGCAATGTGTTTTTAGAAAATTGCACCACAGCGGCACGGACTGCGAATGTGATTCCGAACGCGACCATTGCCACGCGGTACGACTTCACAACCACGGGCGGCGGTGTAGTGGTCATGGATAAAGTTAATTGTGCATGGTACGGCTCATTCTCTCAAGCGTACTCAGTCACCGTGACAAATACAGGTTTTGTGGATGCTGTACTCTTCAATGAGATTGCAACACCCATGACAAACAGCAAAATCGGCGTTGGCAACAAACCAACGACAGCTTTGCTTGTATCACCTTTAACGCTTACTTTGTCATTTGCTGGTGGAACTTTTACAGATTGCGTATGGGGCAGGGTTTCACATGCTGCATCGGGCGCGTACACCAATACTGTGACTGATATTGCAAACTTTGAATTTATTGATGATACGGCGCGGGCTAACACGATCCGAGCCAATGCAACAACTGGCTCATGGATCGCTACTAGGGCGGTGAATTGCAAGTGGACGCGACCTAAGCTAATTCAGGGAAAGATGTCGTTTTTGCAATGCGTTGGTTACGAGGTAATTGACCCCGTATATGTAGATTGTGTGAGTGGTACGACTGTTACGACATACGCTATGTACGTGACCGAATCATCGGCATCATGTTTGAATGGTAAGTTAAAAGGGTTGTCATTGCCCGTGACAAATTGCCAGCCATATACAGCTTTGCACTCTATCGCGGCGGCGGGTTGTGCAAAGATAAAAATCAGGAATATTGCTAGTCGATCAGCGCCTTTGAATTTAGGTAGCGTGAACATTACTGGCTTGATTTATGTTTTGGCGAACGCTGGTGCGGCGGCAGATATTGACGTTCAAGACATTTGGACAACCCCGCCTAGAATTGGCATTATGACTGGTGACAATTCAAGCACTAGGATTAGAGAAAAAAACGTATCAGGTCAATATGCGATTGCTACTGATTTTATGTCGTGTCTAAATATGACTCGTCAGGGTATGGGTGGTACAGGCGTTTTGACTGCACAAACCGCCATCTATGGCACTCACTGGCGCGACGGCTTCACCAGCACCACGGCGGGGCGAATCGCCATATTGATGAACGAGCCTTCAAGCCTCACGACTTCGCAGGTAACGCTATCAAACGGCGCGGCGTTCACGTCAGCGGGTGGTCTGTACATGCCGGTTATCGGTCATCAGGCAGTCTTTGAAATGCCTGAGTACACCATTGGTCACACAGCGTTTGCAAATGCTGTAGGCGTGATGGCAGGCGCCACGATTGGTAATTACTTAATCGAGTTTTCAATTGATAAAAATGACGGTAGCGGATTCTCTGCCTACCAAACAGCCACGGGTGTAAATTTATCGGGCGTGACTGGCATCAATGCGCAGTTAGGCTTTAAGTTGCGCGTGCGGGTTACAACTTCGACAACAAACGCGACTGCGATCACTTCGCTTTATTTCACGACAGTGAGCACTACGACAGCGCAGGATTATTTGTATCCGTTGGATGTGGCTACCGTTGAAATTGGCGGCTTGGTCACAGATTCTCGCGTCGTTGCAAAAAAGGTATCTGACGGTACTGTTTTATTCAATGGAGTGGAAGTGGCCGGCTCGGTGTTGTTCACTACTGACTTCATCGGCGCGGTACGCATCATTGCCCGTAAAGCAAGCGCGGCACCGTATTACATCGAGTGGGAAACCCAAATCACAACAATTGCAGGCTCAATGGTGAGCGCAATAGCACTTCAACAATCAGAATAGGAGCTAATTATGGCAATTGCAGACGACTTCACAGTAGCGGCGGGGGGTGATATTCGCCACGTCAGCGGTACAACGGTTTATTCTGTTTTACAGCTTCACGAATGGCTGCAGGACAAAGCTGATGATGGCTCGATCTCTGTGCCAGGGGATGACATTTCCATTCTCAGTCCGAACCCGTCAAAGCTAGATGGCCCACGATCTGCCATTAAACCCATGTTGCTCAATTTGCTGGGCGCTTACAACATTGACGACTCGGCAGCTCAATACCTCAACTTTGGTTCTATCCAGCAAGACGGCACCAATGTTTTGCGTACTGGCTTGAAATCCATTGGTTCACCGCTGGTGGCCGCTTCGCCTATGTATGTGGTGCAGGCAGGTTCCAAGCTGACGACATATTGGCCAAATGGTCATATTCAGATCATGGTCAAGGCAAAAACAGCTGGCGCATTGATTGACAACGGCGATGTGCGTGTGTTTTCTCGCAAGTACGGCCAAACCTACGGCGACTTTGCTGCCAACTTGGTAGCCGGTGGTGAACAGCCTGCAGCGGTGTCAACAGCACCTACCGACTGGACGCCTTTGAGCAAAGCGGCAGCGCTGGCACTCACAAACATCGTCATTTCCACGGGAGACACCACGCAAAACACTGGTGACGGTAGTGGCGCAAAGTTGTACAAGGGTACGATCACCCTAAGCGGTGGGCGCACCATTGCAGAGGCGGCACAGTATTGCCAAGCGATTTGCGATGAATCCAGTGCGGTCACGGTTGACGGCGTATTAGGCTGGAAATTCCGTAGTTTGGGCGATGGTGCCAACGGCTACACGCCAAACGGTGCAGCACCATTCGGCACGGTGGCGGGTGGTAAGTGGTTCGTAGCTCAAGGTTGGTACATTGCTGGCGCATTGGCTGGTGATTTGCAAAAGTATCAGATGGTAAGTCATGATGGCACGACGGTGACAAACCCTGTGGTAGCGGGTATTGCCATTGGAGGATTGACAGTGGGTTCTCGCGTGTTGGTGGGGCGTAGTGCTGGTACAGCCTCTGGATTCTTAGACACTGAGTACACATTAAATGGCGCAACCACATCAGGCGGCAATACGTGCGTGATCAATGAAGTGGTCAAGGTGGACACGCCAGCTACTGGATTTATCCGTGTGAATGGCATCCCTTACGCCTATACCGCAGTCAATACGGGCACTAAGACATTCACCATCAGCGGCACATGGGGCCAAATTCACGCCAGCGCTTCACCAGCATGGGTGCCGTTTTTAGATAAAGTAGTTGTAAGCACAACAGAAAGCAGCGCGGCCTACACGTATGCGGCTGACTTTACAGCACGCCTTAAAGTGCGCAAAGGCACGGCTGGCTCTAGCTTGCAGCCGTTTGAGACGACATTCTTGGCTGGCTCATCATCGACCAACGGCACCAACGCGATTGCAACTGCTGACGAATAATGACCATCAGCATTGACTGGCCTAACAAACTGGTCATATCGACGGCCAGCATACCGGATGTCATCGCCTTCAAAGACACTTTGCGTGATTTTGAGGATGATGAGATCGGCATGCTCAACCCCGCCATCATCAGCTACAAACGGCTTGATCTTGGTGGTGGCGCGTACTTTCATGGTGTTGACTTCATCAATGGCTGGCAGTTGCAATTTCCCAACGCGGGTAATTACACGGTCATCGGAAACATCAATGCAAACATTGTCCCTGTTGGCGGTGTTTTTGTTGATCGCGTGAAGTCGGCAGCTTTTGCGACGGTGTCGGGCTCTGGCGGTGGCTCCAGCCCTGCAGACATTGCCGCAGCGGTCATCGCCGCCATGCAGCCGGAATTGTCGCGCCTTGATGTGAAAGTTTCTAGCCGTGTGACGATGGCTGAGGTTGCTGCATTGGTTTAATCTACCCCACTAGGGTTTGAGAAAAAAGGGGGGTCTTGGCATCATTGCTACATGGAAACGGTGAAGTCATTTTTCGGTTTGAATAATATTTCAAACCCGCTTCGGCTGGGTATGAAATGGCTTGCGCGTGCGGATAACGTCAATGTTTCGGACACTGGAGCTGTTCAAAAGCGAGACGGCTACACAAAAACGATTTCAGGAGCTTTCACTAGCGCATTTTCAACATTTGATTTTGCGCGGATGTACCTTGTTGAAGGTTTGACGCTAAAAGCAATGACCGGCCAGTCGGTGCTGGCGATCAAATCACTTCAAAGCTCTGCACTGATGTACTGGGCGGAAATTAACAACCAGGTGTTCTATAACAACGGAGTTGACACAGGCATTGTGCTGTCCGATAACGCGGTTATTCCGTGGTCATGGCCTATGCCCGACGCCCCGCGACTTGCCGCAGTTACTGGAAACTTACCCGCTGGACTCTATCGCGTGCTCTGCACTCAAAGACTAGCAGACGGACGTGAGACTGGTGGAAGCGAGATTGTTGAAATAGACCTCTTGGAAGGTCAATCGCTACAAATCAGCAATATCCCTACTGGTGCAACCGTCTATATCGCTCCAGCAAACAGCACAGTTTTCCAAAGCATCGGTACGCCTTCGAGCGCTACGGTGTGGAATAGTTCGCCAGACATGCTCGGTGTCGATTTGCTGAATGGCCAACTTAGCCCACTACCACAAGGCGTTACCGTCATCCAAGCGTGGAAAGGGCGCATGTATGCAGCTCAACACATGCCAGAAGCAGATCAAACGGTTTTATGGGTATCGCAGCCTTTGGGGTTTCATTTATTTGACCTTGATACTGATTTTGTACTGATCCAAGGCAAGGTTTTGATGCTGGCCGCACATGATGATGCGCTGATAGTTGGTACAGACAAGCGTATTTATGCGTATGACGGCAACACGATTGTGACTTTAGCTGAGTACGGCGTTGCACCGGGGCAGCACGCAAGCAAGGACGATACCCGTATTTTGTTTTGGTCAAACCGTGGGCTTTGCGCCGCACTGCCTTTCGTCAATCTCATGGAGAGCCGTTTCCTCGCAGAACCATGCGAGAGCGCGGGCGGTGCGTTGATCCAGCGCGGCAGCAGTCGGCGCTATGTTGCCGCCACAAAACAGTTGCCCACCTAATTTTTTACAAATTTCTTGAAAGGAAATTGCCATGACAGTTCGTTTATCAACCGGCGCACGCACCTTACTGGCTGGAGCCAGCGGTTTCGCTGAAATCTTTGAAAAGGGTGTGATTGAGATTTACACAGGGACTCAGCCAATCACTGCAGATTCTGCGGCGTCGGGCACATTACTCGGTACGGTCACACTTGGGTCTGGCGCGTTTACGCCGGGATCTCCGACCAACGGCTTGACTTTTGCGGCCCCTATTGCCGGCGCAGTCTCAAAAACTGGTGTTTGGTCAATGAACGGTGTCGCTGCTGGTACAGCTGGCTACTTTCGCTTAAAAGCCAACGGTGTTGATGCAGGCACATTGTCAACTTCTTTACCACGTATGGATGGCAGTGTTGCGGTGTCAGGCGGTGACTTGAATTTGTCAAACATTGCTATTGCCATCGGCGCGCCAACAACCATTGACACTTTTAACTGGACAATCCCGGCGCAGTAATGGAGCACAAGCTCATTCAGGGTGGCGAGGAGTATTTGCCATTTGCCAGAAGTCGCATTAGAGCGCTGAAAGCAAGTGGGCAAACCTACGCTACGCAACGAATCTCCATGCCCGACGGGGCAATGGTGTCGGTGCGCCTTGCGGGTGAGCATGAGTACATTGAAATAAGCGGCAGTACGGGTAACCTGTACTTGGTCTTTTGGGAGCCTGCGGCTGGTGAAAGTTACAGCACTTCAGCTTGGACGGACGGCTACAAGCACAAACACCGAACAAGCATATTCAAAAAAGGCAAATACCATATCGTCAAGACAGTAGTCCCTGACTGTAAGGTTTTTAAATATGACCGAGCAATCAGTGCAAGTAAAGCTGACTTTGATTACACGTACTACTTCATAGATGCTTTTGTCGACGCAAAACCAGTGATGACGAAAGAGGTTAGAGTAGGTCAGACCCTAACAAAGACAAGGTTTTTAGGTAAAGATGGTGAATCGCCAGGAAGTGTGAGCTACGCAGCTTGGGATATTGCTGTAGGTTTTTCTGACGTCGCTGCAGTGAAAGTACCGACAGGCAGAAAAGCAGGATTAGCGGATATTGGTTTGGTAAATGCGAGGCTGCCCGCGCAAGGATCTGGTGCAGACAACACTGTGAATGAGCCGTTTGTCCGAGAAAATCTTGATTTTGGGCTAAACACGGTATCTCTTTTTTTACCCGACGGTAACGGCGTCAACGAAAGAAACGTAGTTCGGGCGTGCGGTAGTTCGTCTTTTCTGGCGGGTACTTTAGATGCTGACTTCAACGAAGTGCTGAATGTCGTCAGGTACAACGGCGCTGTGCGCATCCGCACAACAGAGTCTGAGTTTGCAGCGCGTGGTGACTTCCCCGAGCACCACTACAAAGCATTTAGATTTTTTGATGACTATATTGTGACGGTTCGCGGCGGAGACTCTACAGGCCCAGGCGCATTCTCGATCAACTGCTTCAACATTAACGACAAGTCGCATAAGACAGTCAATAAGAAGGTATTTGAAAACCTAATCCCGCAAGGCTGCTACCTCGTCGGCGTCCACAGAGACGAGCTAGCAACTATGCAACACTATTCCCCAACTCCTTAAAAGGAAAAATCATGTCTTATAAAGTTTCAACTGGCCTTCGCAATCAAATGCTGGTCACAAGCTCATTGAAAACAGCGCTGGCCTCTGGGCTTATTAACGTCTATTCGGGTGCAGCACCGGCTAGCGCGGATGATGCCGTCTCAGGTGTTTTGCTTTGGACGATCAGCCTAAACAATACGGGTTCTGGTATTGATTTGGATGCAACTGCAACCAACGGCGTTGTCGGCAAGCCTACAGGCTCCGTCTGGAGTGGGACAGTCGTTACATCTGGCACGGCGGGTTACTACCGCCATGTGGGTTCATCTGATTCTGGTGCTTCGTCTACCACGCAGCCACGTATTCAAGGCGCTGTCGGTGTAATTGGTGCGGAGATGAACTTGAGCAACCCGATCCTCACTTCCGGTAGTTTGAAGGTGCTGGACAACTACACAATCGAACTACCAACTGCTTAATATGGAGTTTGCGCGTTTTGATTTGACGGGACTTTCAGTTGCAAATGTACAAATTCTGCAGCCGGGCGTAACCGTCAGCTACACCTACGAAACATACAGTGGCGCGCAAAGTTGCCTTGTCAGCTTCACCATACCAAACAGGCTGATTAATTCAGAAAACAACGGCCTGCGCCTGACTTTCCCCCCTTTAAGCGGGAAAGTAGACTTCTTCTTCAATAACAGTAACGTCAATAGCGGCAGGGTGTCAATTGAATCAGGAGTGCTTGTATGTAATTGTCGAGTAAGGGCGCACGACAATTTCATCGTGCAGATGGCTCAAGGTTCTAGATTCGCTATTGACTTTGGCATCGAGAGCCTCGATGTTTCTTCTGCGCAGCAGAACAACTTAACGCTACTAGATAGCTACCTCTTTAATGGGGGCTATCGCGGAGATCCTAGGCCACCTGTCACCTCTGGCGATACTATTATTTCTTTCGTGAGCGTGTATGAAGAGGGTTCATACCAGAACGCAGTGTCCGACGGAGTGACCCTCAGCGCCTTCAAGTTGCCGAAGCCAGCAAAGTTCTGGATCGAAAAAAGACTAAGTGAAGAGTATGCTGTCTATAAAGATGATGTATTGCCATGACCAACGCTCTAATTAAAAACATCGAGGTCATATTTACGCCAGAAATCCAAGCGCGTGGGGCTATACCATCTAGCCCGCGAGTAGAGGAGTGGTATGAAAACATAACGACCAACGTATGCTCTGTTGTGGAGACTGGCGGGAGTTATGTTAGGCAGCGTAAGTTGGTCTGGGTTGAAGATCTATCCATACCTTCTGGCGGGTACTATGACATTATTGATGGGTTTGTCTGGGTGCCAGCTAGCACGCAACGCGTGTGTCGTGATATTGTCACAACGATTTACCACCCAGTTATCCCGGAAGTAATCGGATCCCCCGCTATTGCCTACTCCCCCGCAAAGACGGAATACAGGCTTAACCCAGGATGGAACTCAGGCGCTAGATCAGCCCGAGTTTTCCCAGCAGCAGGTTTTGTTTCCTTTCAAGTCCCCGTGGCCGTGGGCGTGTTTGTCGGCTTCAACGACGCTGATGTTGGGTATGAATATGCAGAAATGGAGCATAGTTTCTACTGCGTCACGTCAACCGGCTACAAGATTTACGAATCAGGTGTTGAAAAATTTGCGGGCGGCACGTTTGACCCAGCAACTGCGGTTTTCAAAATCCGAAGGGTTGACGCACAAGTAAC